ATATTGGATATATTACTTTCCCAAAATATAGAGATAGATTTACAACTGTTAAAGTTGGAGCGTTACATGATTTCAAAAATCTAACAATAAAGTATGATTATGACCCAATAATCAGAAGCAGTACTTTAGGATTGGGTCTAAACTTCTAAATGAAAAAATGGATACTCCCTTTACTGATAATTGTTATGTCTTTATTCGCTACGGAAGCGATAGGGCAAACCTATACCCAAACTTATAAAGATAAATGTACCGGTGAGATTAAGGTTGCAACCACCACAATGACAAATGGGTTTGCAACGGTATCCTTTTATAATCAGGTAAGAGTATTTTCTCCACAAGAGGTAATGGCAGGTGCAGTTCAACTTTGGATAACTGCAACATATACGGCATACTCAACAATGGGATGTCCAACTAATCAGGTTGTTCAACAAACGGTAACAAACGCAGTAGCACAAGCAGCAGCGGCCGCAGCACAAGCAGCCGCACAAGCAGCAGCTGATGCAGCAGCAAAAGCCGCCGCAGATGCAGCAGCAAAAGCAGCAGCAGATGCAGCAGCAAAATCAGCTAGTTCATCAGCATCCGCATCAGCAGGTGCGGCAGCAAGTGGAGCAGCAAGTGCAGCAATTCCACCACCACCATCAACACCTCCACCAACCGCATCAGCCCCTCCACCACCATCAAATAGTAGTTCTACCCCACCACCGGCTTCCTCATCAGGAAGCAGTAGTTCTGGAGGTTCTGGGAGCAGTTCTGGTAGTGGTTCATCTTCATCTACGGAAACAAAGACTGAAACTAAAACGGAGACTAAAACTGAAACCAAATCTGAATCAAAATCGGAGAGTAAATCGGAAAGCAAGACTGAAGAAAAGAAAGAAGAAACTAAATCGGAAAGCAAAGAAGAAAAGAAAGAGGAATCAAAGTCAGAGGAGAAAAAAGAGGAGAAGAAGGAAGAATCTAAAGAAGAAAAAAAAGAGGAGAAGAAGGAAGATAAGAAAAAAGAGGAAAAAAAGAAATCCGTAGCAAACCCAATGATGTTAGCATCCGATTTAGCTGGTACGGAAGATATGGATGGTAGATATGCTGTAATGATGAGTGTAGGTGTATCCAAATCATCCTTAATGGGTGATAAATCATATTCAGCTACCGCACTTATTTGGAGTACCTTAAACCAATTTGCATTGAGCGCTGGTGTGACTAAGATGGATTTTGAGGAAGGTAAATTAAATGCGATACATTCATACGGAACTACATTTGCGTACCTTAAAGGAACTCTAATGAACCTTAATGGGTACACCTATATCAAACCACATCCTAAGTACGGAACATTTGGTTATAATGTGGGTGTAATTACCTTAATGATGCCTAGAATGGGTGAGGGTGGTTATGATGTATCACTAAGTGCATCCGCAGTAGGATTTTGGATGAAACCATTTCAGTATAGTAGAAAGGTTACCCTAACACCTCAATTATTCTTAATGCAATCACCAATAGCTTGGAATACAATGACTGGAAATAGTTCGGTAACTAGAACGCCAGGTGCAATTGTAGGATTAGGATATGATTACAAAATAAGTAAAAGATTTGGATTATCTACATCATATAGAGGTGCTATGACATTTGAACCCAATTTTAATTTACTACATAACTTCCAAATTGGTTCAAAGATGTTATTTTAGAATAACTGAATATTTATACACATAAAATAATATATTATGAAAAAATTGTTGAACTTTAAAAACATTGCTATTGCAGCATTGGTTATTTACATACTTTTACAATGGTTTAATCCGGGTGGGGTAATGCCAGGTGGAAGAACTATCCGTATTGAGGGTAAAAAATACGAAATAATTAAGCACGAAATCGATACGGTTGATATTGTAAAGACTAAAGTGGTAACTAAGAAGGGTGACGATATCTATCACGAAACAATTGTTGAAAAAGAGGTCCTAATTCCAGCTGTAATTGATACGGCTGCATTATTAAAAGATTACTATTCAAAAGTATTATATAAGGATGTGTTAGTATTACCTGATTCATTAGGAACTGTGGCTGTAACCGATACTATCTCACAAAACAAAATCTTAGGTAGAACTTTCAACGCAAGTGTTAAACAAAGAACTATTAAAGAAACTATGATTGTTAAAGAGCCTGCAAAAACTCAATTATATTATGGGTTGAATGCAGGATTTAATAAAGAAGATTATGTTTCAGCTGTTGGAGCTGGTTTAATTCTTAAAACTAAAAAGGATAAAATTTATAATTTAAACATTGGTGTAAATAATAGAACTGTTGATGGTACTAATGGTTCATTCTCACCTTATGTTGGATTTGGTACATATTGGAAAATTAAAGTAAAGAAATAAGATGATAAAATTAATGGGTATTGTAACCGGAAAACCTAAAGTAAACGAAGTAAAGGATACTACGCAAATTATAGAGAAGGTAGCTAAATTGACTGATAGAAACGACCATACTGGTGCTGTAATCGAATTAGCAACATTTTTAAATAATACAAAGGCTCTTAAATTGTTACAAGCAATTGAAACAATACATGATATAGAAGGTTCAATGCCATCCGAAGTTTCTAAATATAGAAGTAGTATTTTAAAAGATTTGACAGATAAATTCAAATCAAAGTACGGAGATGATGCAGCTAAAGAATTAAACGGAGCATTTTAATAAAATAGAATATGATAAGTTTAAAGAAAATACTAAGCGAAGCAACTCTTACTGAAAAGAAATACTATGTAACCTATAACTTAGGTAGGGGAAGGGGTAAAGATTTGGAAAAGGAATTTGACCAAAAAACATTTAAGACAACCAATAAGCCAAAAGTATTTAATTCATATAACGATGCTAAAAAATACGCTGAAAAAATGGAAAAGATGTTCCAACATTCAATCGGAGGTGGAACGGCATATTGGGTATCGGATGAAAAAATGAATCCAATAAAAGAAGCAAAATCGGATTACGAAGTATATCACAAATCATATACATCAGCTATCAACGCAGCTAAAGAATATGCGGAGAAAAAAGGATACGAAATAAATGATGATGATTCTTTCAGACAAATAGGAATGGGCCCTCGTAAACCATCGGAAGGTAAGACTAATAAATTTAGTATTGAATTATCTAAAGATGGTAAGATTCAAAGAAAGAAACTTCAGATTCAAGTTTATGGTATGAAAAATTCTTACGAATTAAACGCATATATCCAATAATAAATAAATGAAACTTTTAGAGTGCATTATTGTATCTAAGGAAATAAATGATAAGTTCATCCTAGCTAAAAATAGAGATAGAGCTTACAACCCATCTTTAGAAATTGTTCATACTATCATTGATGGTATTGAAGTTGCATATTTGCACGATTTAGTAACTGATTGGAGTGAAGGATTAAATGAAAACGGAATAGGTGTTGTAAACTCCGCACTATTAGTTGGACATGATGAAGCTGAAGCAAAGCTTGTAAAAAAAGCTGGAAAGCCAGGACCTGATGGTGATAAGATGAGAAATATCATCAAACAACCTACTCTAATGAAAGCTGTAAAAGCAGCACTACAATATAAGGGTAAGAGTGGATTATCTTTGAAAGGTCATACATTTGTATCATCCCCAAAACACATGGTTAGTATTGAAACTACATCAAAGCATAAGCCGGATGTTAAACTTCAAAACTCCGAATCACCTGTTGTTCGTACAAATCACGGACACATGTTTACCGATGCTGGGTACACACATGGTGAGAAATATCTAAGTTCAAAAATGAGAAAGATATCCGCTGAGAAATCAGTTGATAAAGTGGAAGATTGGAAACAAATAGCACAAGCTATGAGAAAGGAATACTTTCCAACTAAACCTCAATTGAATATGAAAAGAGATACAAAAGAGATGTCTACATCATCTCAAACTGTAATGAACCTAACTGATAAGGTATTACAAATAACATACTTTAAGAACAAAGTAAATGAATTCAAAGGTATTAATAGACAACTGCCCGATGGATATCAACCTAAGATTACAATTGAGGTAATCGCAGTTTAATTTCAACATTTTAATAGAACCATATTTATATACATACAAAATGTAAATATATTAATATGTCAACAGAATTCGAATTATTTAAAGGAAAGAATCTAAGTTCTCTATTTGAGGATATCTATAACAATCAGTTATCTAAAAAAGCAAAGATATCGGCTTTAATAGAAGAACTTAAAAAGATGATTAAACATGCTGGTGATGTAGCTAGTGTAGGTCCTATTTTATCTTCACTAATTGATAGTTCCGTAAAGAACGATGACCAATTGGTTAAACTTGCAACAATCGCAACTAAAATTATAGCATCGGAAAAGAAAACCGAAGGGCAAGATGGATTCTTAACTGAATTTGAAAAGAATCAATTACTTAGAGAATTGGAAGAAACTAAACAAGAAGTAGAAAGAGTAGATGATTTGGAATTTGAATTGGAAGATTTAAAAAAGAAAATGAAATAAGATGGCATTAGATAATTCACAAAGTTCGGTAAGTTCGGTACAAAGTGCTGGAGTTAAACAGCCAATGGGTTTTGGAATTGTATATTCCGTTATTTTAGATGAAAATCATCCGTATTTAAAAGGAAGTGTTGGTGATACACAAATACAAAGACAAGGAGAGGCAGCCTATATGGGCGCAATTCAATACAGAATTACAGGCCAGCCAAGTACCGATGATGCATCATTACCTGTTGCGTTTCCTTATGATAAAAATTTCAAAACAATACCATTAGTAAACGAATCGGTTGAAATACTTCAAAATAATGGTGTATCGTATTATAGAAGAATTGGTTTAGAAAAAACACCAAATATTGATAGTAAAAAAACACAAATATCAGAAATATTTCCACCCGAACAACAAGTTGATGATGTAAAGAAAAATTACAAAACAGTTCAAGAGACAGGAACTACAATGAGTAATGTTAATGAATCATCTAAATATGATAAGTTTGGTGAATATTTTCAAGAAGAACCTGGTATACATAAATTAAAATTATATGAGGGTGATAGTTTAATTGAAACGAGATTTGGACAATCACTTAGGTTTTCTGGATTTAATAATTCGGAAAGAATATTTTCACCAACAATAATATTAAGAAATAATGAAAATGCTGAATCAAAAAAGCAGTTAATAAAATTACCAACTGAAGAAGATGTAAATAGAGATGGTAGTGTAATACTTTTAGGTTCTAATCAATACCAACTACCATTTCAACCAGGTACAATATCGGATAAGGGTTCATCTGATTTTGAAACTAAACCTAATTCATTTAAAGCATTTCCATCTAAATTAATAGGAGACCAAATTTTAATTAATTCTGGTAGAGTTATTATTTCGGCAAAAAACGCAGAAATGATTTTCTTTTCAAAAAAGAATTACGGATTCATATCAGATGGGGCAATGTCAATTGATAATAAATTAGGAATTGATATAACTGTAGGTGATAATATAAATGTAACAGCAGCGGATAGGGATATAAATTTTAATACATCCAATGGTAAAATAAATTTAGGTAATACAAAATTAGAACCATTAGTTAAGGGAGATAGTTGGGTTTCTTTAATGGAGGAATTGATAGATGCAATAGTAGCACAGCAATTCTTAACACCATCTGGTCCTTCGGCAACTGGACCGGTAAATAAACCATCATTTAATACAATAAAATCTAAATTAAAATCTGTATTGAGTGAATTAAATAAAACTTCTTAAAAATGTCTTGGGAGGTATTTAAAGAAAATATTTTAAACACAGTAACCAATCCAGAATCTATAAATTCAACGGATACGATTGCTGATTTGTACGCAACTGAATATGATGCTGCTATAAAGCGTGGTGCTGATATTTTATTTCAATCAAAGATGAAAGCGGGTAATGTACAATCTTTGAAACTATTAATCAAATCTGCATTAGATAGTGGTGTATCTCAAAAAGAACCATACGATTTAGTTGGAGAAATGGGAAAGGGGGTTTTAGCGTATTGGGCAGGAGCACAATTAGACCCATCCTCAATACCATCACCACCTACAACACCACCTGCAACTGGAGCAGTTCAAAATATTCAAATAGTATCTGTCGTATGTACCAATAGTGGACAATGGCAACAACCCACATTAGGAGGAAGTGAACCTGATTTAAGAGAGGGTGAAACTGAAAATGATGACATGCCTGATACTGAACTTGGAGAAACTCAAGAAATATTAGGAGAAATACCACAAGACGAAGAATCCGATGACCCACAAGCATTAGAAAAAGAACAATCATCATTTTTTAATACACAAGCAGAAGAAGTTGAAATTAGCGGTGTAGACCCGGTAACTGACCCACAAGTAATACCTCCACAACCAGCACCTACACCTATTGATACTTCCACACCGGTTGATACATCAAACCCTGCTGACCCAAACAAAGCACCTATTGCTGAAGTAAATAGTCCAAGAATAACAACAAATGTAGGAAAAACAGCACCACCACCTCCACCCGGTTTAGCCAGTTTTGGAAATGGTAAAATTCCAAAAGATAAATTAGGAAGTATAGATGCATCATACGGAGGAGGAATATTACACATTGAAGCTGCGAAAATGTATAATAAATTAATAGCACAAGCCAAAAAGGAAGGAGTTAAGTGGAGAGTATCATCTACATATAGAGATTATGAGGGGCAAGTTGCTTGTTTTAAAAAATATGGTTCTGGTAGTGCAGCTAAACCAGGCTTTTCACCACATGGTTGGGGGTTATCTTTGGATTTTGGAGAAATAGCTGGTATGCAAGAAGCTAGAGCAAAATCATTAGGAGTGGGGAGAGCTACAGCTGCTCCTGCCAGATACACACAAGAAAATTCTAAAATATATCAATGGTTAGCTAGAAATGGTCCCAAATATGGTTGGTATAATCCATATAGATTGGCTGACGGTGCTGGTATGGATGAAACATGGCATTGGGAATATTGGGGGTTTTATACATTAACTAAAGAACAAAGACAAGCGTAATATGGGAGCTATACAACCAACTAAAAATCATAAATTAATAATTGATGAGTTTATACGATACGCTCAACAACATTTAAATACAGTTAGTGGTATCGTAAACACTGTATCTACATACCCTCCATTGAATACACCCGGACCCGGAATAATTAATTGGTCTGGATATAGTGTACAACCTGCTAATTTATCAGGACTAACATCCGATGAATTTTTTGAAGAAGCAGAAGCGATAGAACGTGATATTAATGAAGAATATCCTGCAAATCAAAAATTGTATGAAGAACAATTCGAAACGGAAGAAGCTGCTATGGAAAATAATAGCGATGTTACAGCAGAATCAGCATTTTTCCGTGTAAACCAATATAATGATGAAAAGGAATTTGGAGTAGACCCAGTAACTGACCCGCAAATAATACAACCACAACCGGCTCCAACTCCATACGAACCACCTCCAGCTACAGCACCAGCTGTTGATTTAAAGGAAAAAAAAGTAGCAGGGCCTGTTGGTAGAGGAGATGAGGCGTTATTTAGAAAATGTGGTAATGGAGTATGGCCGGCATTAGGTAATGCACCTAGTTTTGAAGTAAGTTCTACACAACCCGGTAAATGTACAAGATATTGGTATAAAGTAAATACGGAATATATGACAAAAAATTGTACACAAATAATGTTTCCAACTTCAAGTGGAGATAAAAAAATAACTGTACATAAAGATTTAGCGGCTATTGTTAAACCAGCAATTGTAAAGATAAAAGCATTGGGTTTGCAAAAATATATTGAAAATTGTGGGGGTGGTTTAGCGGTAAGAAACGTAACTTGTGGAAGTAGATTATCAAATCATAGTTGGGGAACTGCCATTGATATGAACACCACAAAATATCCGTATGGATACAAATTCAAATCAGACGGTATTTATGCTGGCAATGCAAAGATAAGAGATTTGAATGAGTTTGATAGAGGATTCCAACAAGTAGCAGCTATATTCAAATCACAAGGAATGACTTGGTTAAGCAATAATGACCCAATGCACGTTTCAATATATGAGTAACAATCATAATAATTCCCAAAAATAACAATTTAAATATTTATAAACATAACAAATAATAAAGTATGGATACGGACAAATTATTAAAAGCCATTCAGATTCTTATTAAAGAGGAACTTAAAGAACAATTACCTGCTTTAATTAAGGAAGGTGTGAAGGCTGAGATGAAAAAAATGTTAGCAGAGGGTAAACAACCTGCTAAACCAAAAACTACTGGATTATCAATGGCTAAAGCTATGTTAGATGATGAGCTTATTGAAGAATCGGTATCTACACAAGTAGTACCACAAAAACAATTCAGTAAAAACCCAATGATTAACCAAATCCTTAATGAAACACGTGGTGGAATCCCACAAGGAGATGGAGGGTTCAGAACAATGAGTTTTGGACAAGGTGATATGGGTTCTATTGTAGGTAAAACAGCAATTGCTGAAAAAATGGGTTATGGTGATTTAGCGAAAGGACCTTCTCCAACAGGATTAGGTGTAAATACTGGAGTAGCTGAATTGGATAAAGCCTTTAACAGAGATTATTCAGAATTGGTAAAAAGATTTAAGAAATAATAATGGCAATTGTATTAGGACAAAAGTTAGTACAAGATACGAAAAAATTTGATGATTTTGCGATAGGTATAACTTTGCCAATACAAATTGGTAATACTGCATTTAATCAAAGTTTCAAAACCGCAGAGCAAGCTAGTTCTAATATAAAAAATCTATTATTAACAAAAAGAGGTGAAAGAATAATGCAACCAAATTTTGGTAGTGGTCTTCAAGAATTATTATTTGAATTTAATGATGATGCATTAGCAGAAAAAATAGAAGATACAGTTACATCGGCACTAGAAAATTGGTTACCATACATAAGTGTTGACCAAATTGATATTGGAGCAACTGATTTGGATAAAGATAATAACATAGTAAATGTATCAATTAAATTTAGAGTATTAGGAAATCCAGATTTAAATACAGTCACCTTTAATGTAGGTGTATAATATAATAGAATATGTCAATAACAATTACAAATAGAAATTTTAAAAATAAAGGAAAAGATATAAAATATCTTAATAAAGATTTTGCTTCATTCAGAAACAATTTAATTGAATTTGCAAAAACTTATTTTCCAAAAACATATTCTGATTTTAACGAATCATCGCCTGGTATGATGTTTATTGAAATGGCATCTTATATAGGTGATTCACTATCATATTACATAGATGATACTTTAAAAGAGTCATTAATGACTTATGCAGAAGACCCTCAAAGTGTTCTGGCATTATCACAATATTTGGGGTATAGACCTAAAGTAACTGCTCCTGCAATTACAACATTAAGTGTATATCAATTAGTTCCATCTATTGGAATTGGTATTAATAATAAACCGGATGAAAAGTATTATTTAAGAATAAAAGAGGGTATGTTGAGTAAATCAACCAAAGCTGGTATAATTTTTAGAACAACTGATGTAGTAGACTTTTCTGATGAAAGTGATAGGGAAATAAGTATATATCAAAGAGATGTGAATACAGGAGAACCATTATTTTATTTAGTTAAAAAATATGTTCAAGCTTTATCTGGTGAATTAGTAGAAAAACAAGTGCTATTTGATTCATATTCACCTTTTCAAAAAATAGATTTACCTGAAACTAATGTAATTCAAATTTACGATTGTAGAGATTCTAATGGAAATAAATGGTATGAAGTTCCATATTTAGCACAAGAAATGGTTTTTGTTGATTCACCTAATACGGAGGTAAATGATCCTGATTTATATCAGTTTAAATCAACTGTACCATTTGTATTAAAAACAATAAAAACGGCTAGACGATTTGTATCAAAAGTAAATCAAAACAATACAACATCTATCCAATTTGGTGCAGGTGATTCATCGGCATCTGATGAGCAATTGATTCCAAATCTTAAAAATGTTGGATTGGGTTTACCAAATTCTATAAGTAGATTGGAAGAATCATTTGACCCAACTAATTTTTTGAAAACTAAAACGTATGGCACATCCCCATCCAGCACAACTATAACTGTAAAGTATATGATTGGTGGTGGTGTTGAATCAAATATACCCGTTGGGGAATTGACAAGAGTTGATACGATAGAATTTGAAGAAGATACTGAATCATATAATGCATCTGAATTAGCAATATATAATACCGTAAAAAACTCAATAGCAATTGATAACGAAGTGCCTGGGAGTGGTGGTAGGGGTGCTGAGAGTTTAGAAGAAATAAGACAAAATGCATTAGCTAATTTTGGTTCACAAAATAGAGCAGTAACATCAAACGATTACCAAATTAGAGCATTATCAATGCCGCCAAAATTTGGGGCAGTTGCTAAAGCATTTGCAGTAGCCGATGGTACATTAGATAATAACTCACCATCATCTATCTTGGCCTCTCCAAATAATTTACAAGAGTTTACCGATTTGGTTATGAGTTTTGTTTCTAAACCGGATGATGAAGAACCTACTCAACAATCAATAAAGGAAGAAATAACTAGATTTTTAATTGGAAAAACTTCAAATGAAAATGAAAAGAATAATCCATTTGCAATTAATTTATATTTGTTAGGATATGATGGAATTGGGCATTTAACAAATATTAATAGAGGTGTTAAGGAAAATTTAAAAACTTATATGAATGAATACCGATTATTAACCGATGGTATTAATTTATTAGATGGATTTGTTATTAATATTGGAATTGATTTTGAAATAATTGTATTTAGTAGTTATAATAAAAGTGAGGTTCTTACAAAATGTATAGATGAACTTAAGCAGTATTTTAGTATAGATAATTGGACATTTAATCAAACAATAAACTTAAGTGAAGTTGAATTATTAATAGCAAACGTTGAGGGAGTATCATCAGTTCCTATGGTTAAACTAATAAATAAATGTGGTGGTAGATATTCACCAAATTCATATAATATAGATGCGGCAACTAAAGATAAGATTGTATATCCATCATTAGACCCATCGGTTTTCGAAATTAAATATCCGGATTCGGACATAAAAGGTAGAGTAAGATAATGGCATACTATTTCCTAACAGCATCAAAAGATGCAACAATTTATTTACAACAACCAAACCAAAATACTGGCTTGGATGAGATATTAGAAATCAGTAAACTTTACTATGGAAATATTAAAGATGTGTCACGTACTCTTTTAAAATTTGAAGTTGGGTTTTTATCATCATCTTTAGTAAATAATGCTATTAAAATGGAGGAAGCTACTTTAATTTTAAAAGAAACTAAAAGTGAGGAAGTTCCATTGGATTTCACATTATATGCATATCCAATCTCACAAAGTTGGCAAATGGGTAATGGTACTAGATTCGATAACGTATCAACTCAAGGTGTAACTTGGAATTATAGAGAAGGTGATACTAAATTAGATTGGTTGCAAAATACTTTGGCATCTGGTAGTGATTCTAATCCAAATAATGGTACTGGTGGAACTTGGTATTTAGCAAGTGGTTCAACTCAATCATTTGAATACCAATCGGCAGATATTACAATGGATTTAAAACCAATGTTAAGAGGTTGGATGAGTGGTTCTATTCCAAATGATGGATTAATAATTAAATTTAGTGATAGTTTAGAAAACGATACCGAAGATTATGGTGTACTAAAACTATTTAGTAAAGAAACAAATACAATATATCAACCAAAAATTAGAATTGGTTGGAATGACCAATCTTTCATAACGGGTTCATTAACTCAATTAGTAGCATCTGATATTAAAATAGGAATTACTAATTTGAAAAAAGAATATAAAGCAGAAACAACTCCAACTATGAGAATATTTGCTAGAGAATTATATCCTTTAAAAACTTTTACAAATACATTTGCATATACTGATATAAAATATTTACCACAAACATCATACTACCAAATTAAAGATTTTGCTTCCGATGATATTATAATACCATTTAGTAATTACTCAAAATTAAATTGTGATTCCAATGGAAATTATATAAAACTAAATCTTTCAAATTGGGAAGCTGGGAGAGTTTATAAGATTGAATTTAAAATTGATAACGATGGTGATGTTCAATATTTTGATAATGAATTAACTTTCAATGTTGTAAAAGATTAAAAATGTTAAAAACGGGATTAAAAAACGAAAAGAAAGTTGGACAGATTTTAGTTAGTGGTTCATTAGCACTTACCACTAAAAACTCGTTTGGTGTCCATGTGTTTAGTGGTTCTGTAGCTGAAGATGGTATTGTTTCTGGAAAATTATCAAGACCAAAATACAAAGAATCAGAACTATTAAAGTCGATAGATACTACAATTATAGAATTAATTCCAGTGCAAGCTCCGGTTTTACCTGAGATGGTTTTAAAAACAATCTATGATGCAGCATTAGTTGAGATTGCAAATAGAGATATTATAATAACACAATTGAATGCGGATATATTAGATTTAAGAGCTAAAGTAACTGAATTGGAAATAGTTACACAAAGTTTAATAGTTCAAATTGATGGAAAGGATTTAGTTGTTGCAACGGCTGAAAACCAAACACAGCAAGCTAATTCTAAAGTTACTGGTACGATTATAGAACTTCAAAATTCAATACAAAAAGCAACCGCAGAATCAATTCAAAGAGTTTCTTTATTTGCAAGAAATCAAACATTGGAAAAGCAGGTAGACCAATTGAGAGAAGAATTATTTGGTAAAGCTGCTAAACTACAAGAAGGATTTAAGGTATCTGATGATTTTGCTGCTAAAGTGGCAAACATCTCAGATAAACAATATCCTGATTTAACATTTAGAGGTAGAGCAAAAGATGATGGTAGGGGAACTTGGGTTAATGGTCCTGAATTAAGGATTGCAAATTTTACAAAAAAGCCAGTCACTATTACGTTTTCACAGGATGGTGCAATCGCCGGTATATTCAACCCAATACCACCACTTACTTTAAAGCCTGGTGAAAATAAAGGTGTTAAAGTATCTACAATCGATAAAAAGGTTGATGGGTATAAACCAAACGCCGGATTTGGATTTACTGGAGATACGGAGTATAACGGAAATCTTATTTTAAAATCGGAAGTGGGTACACTTAATCTTCCGGTGGCATTACAAAAACAAAGAGGAAACCAATGGGGTGGATAAAATAAATTAAAATGGCAGTAAAGAAGTTTAAAGATATTATAGATTATAAAGGATACCGAATTAACTCAAAAGATAGAAAAATTTTTGAGGAAGGAAATCTACAATCTTTTTTTGGGTTTGGTGATAAAGATGCTATTGAATTTATTGTATATGATATCAATGATAATCAATTACCACAAAAGGATGATAAGTTAATTAGATATGTAACATTATCTACCGAAAATATAAGAGATTATTTTTTAGTAGCAGAAGGTACATTATTTGAAAAAAATCAATTCCCATCTGAATATTTTATAGATGTTGAAAGATTATTACGAGAAGCCGGATACGATAATGGTATATTTAAAACACAAATAACTTTATTAAATAAAAGAGTTGGTAGTGAACAACCCCAAGATAAATTATGGGTTTCTGAAATATCACCATCTCGTACTGAAGTTAGATTATTTCCTATAAAAAATTCTGGATTTACAAATACGGAATTGGAAAAACGATATAGTATGTTTATTCAAAACCAACAATTCAGAGATGATATAATAAACTCTGCATTTGTTTTTTTAGATAAAATAACACCTACATCAATATCAGATTTTATAAGAAATAAATATTCAAGAGAATGGTTTGATAAATTTAGAGCAGAATATAAAATTGCCGATTTTGAATCTTTGATAGCTAAAATCCATACTAAATTTATAGAGTCTGCTGGATATTATTTTACCAATAGAAATTCTGATATAAGAAGTAATAGTTATGGTAAACCATTAACTACAAGACCAAAACTTGATTTATCTAAAAATGAAATAAAAGAAAGTTGTAAATTATTATTAGCAAAATCGGTAGATTTTTATTTAACTCAATTAGATGTAAAGAGAGATGTTACACAAAGAGTTGGTCTTGAAGAAAGTTTAGATGATGTTGGTAAGGTTATGCAGAGATATGAGACTGATATTTTAATAGATACTCAATCTCCTGCAAGAAAAATTGTTACAATAGAGAAACAAATAATAGATGAAAAAGCTTTAGTTTTTGAAAAGGAATTGGAAAAAGAAATTCCACCACCTCCACCGGACGAACCATCATTGCCAAAACCACCAATTGAAACACCTGTTGGTGACCCACCATATACCGAACCAACCCCACCTGTATATTCTGGAGGAGGCGGTGGAGGCGGCGGCTATATTGAAAGAGATTTTGGAACTGGATTTGGTAGAGAGCAGGTGTTTGAGAGAGATATGAATCAAAGAGAAAACATTCGGTAGGATATTTATAAATTAAAGGATAACATAGTAAAAATGGCAGAAAGAAACGATGAGCAAAATTTTAATTCCGAATACAATAGTTATTTACTAAGTGACTCGGAACCTGTATCTGGTATATCCTATGGGGGTGGTGCTGGTGCGGGTGGTTCATCTGATGTCAAAGGTGCTGATGATTATGGATTTACTGGGATTGTTATACCTGTACCAAGTGATGCAATTACCACTCCAAGTGAACCATCACAAAATGGAGAAACTCCCTATGTACCAATAACAAGTCAACCTGGGTTGGCTAATAGTGATTCATCATATACATTTAGAGTATCATCTAATGTTTCCAATGCATCTATTTTTATAAGTAATGAAAATATTTTCAAAACAACTCCACATACATTTAGAAAAACAATAAGTGAACTTTCATTATCATCTGCAGTTGTTACTTTGCAAAAAGAAGGATATACTTCAAATGAAAAATATGTAGTAAGTGTTGTTCAAAATCCAAATTACGATTTTGGGATAAATGTAAATCCTTACGATAGTTTAGTAAATTATACAACTAGAGGCCTACTTGATTTATCAAATGCATCTATGGTGTATTCATCTACACCATTATTTACTATAAAAATTGAATACTATAAAAACGATGTATTACAAGAATTTAATTATAACATAGATGACAAAATACAGGTATTAGATTTTAATGATTTTCTAATAAAAAAAGAAGACCCTATAATTGTAGACCCAATTCCATCTGAAAGTAAAATAAAAATAAATTTAAATGGTATTGATAATAGTGTAGAATTTATCAATAAAAAAGCGATATCACTTAGTGATGGTGTACAAAGGATTACAAACGGAACTACTGAAGTTCCTATTAAATCAGATAGACCTAGTTTAATAAGAACTGCTGATAAATCGTTATATAGAATTACATCTATACAATTAATACGAAATACTGAAATAGTTCAGGATTTAACTGCACAATCAAACGAAAGTTTATCATTTAGATTTGAGGCCGTAGAAGGGGATATTATAAACATTACATCGGAAGCCGTTGTTGAACCAATTTTAGAAGATTTTGCAATCCTTAGATTAAGTAATGCAGAAACAAAAAGATTATATAATTTAAATTCTGGTGCACCAATTCCTATTGGTTTGGTAAAAGAAACTAACATACAATCTATAAAGGTTTATGTTAATCAAAAAGAATTAGAATACAATGTACCGGTAGAAAATGAATTTGTCATATCATTACCACCGTATGCATTTTCCGATATTGGTGTATATAAAATAATTATAGTTCCATCCAATACAAGAGGTGATGGTGAATCTTTAGAATTAACAATTAATGCAACTAAAGATATTTGGGTAGGTGTTCCTGATATCAGAAACATAAATTATCCATCAGAACTATTTGGGCCTGATTATGTTGGTACTAATGTAAATTTTAATGTATCGTATGATTCAGTAAGTACTGATTATGTAAGAATATATAAAGTTGGAAGTGATAAATTTATTAAAGCTCCTGCTAGTGGAAATGTTGTTTTAAATTTTCAACAACTTTTAGATTTAGATTCATCTCAAACATTTGAAGATACCGATAAAATATCAATAATTTTAAAATTAGTACCATATAACGAAAGTGGTAAGGAAGTTGTTGTTGGTAAGACGGAAGTAATAACTATAAATTTTGATAAAGGCGATTTAACGATTCCAAGAGAAGTTGCCATAAGTAGATTAGTAGAAGGATTTGTAAATCAATTTGATGATAGACCTTTTCAAATAGATTCATCTAAGTATCTTACACATTTATTACATTTAGGAAATGGTGATAATAAAGTAATTACAACTTGGACTGGTAGTGAGGGTTCTCTAATTTTAAAACTATATGAACCATTACCAACATCAGTTCAACCAAATCAACAAGTTTGGATTTCTAAATTACAAGCTGACCCAATAGTTGAAACGATAACTATAAGTGGAGTTGATACATCATTTTGCCCACCATTAAAAGGGCCTAATTTTTCTTTAGAACCCGATAATGGTATTGGATTCAAAGTATATGATGAACTTATAGCAAGTGGTTCATATACTTCGACTGATTTAATAAATAAATTTGCTGAACAAAATGCAATTGATACTGAAAAATTAAATATACAATATGTAATTGGTTCTGAATATAGTTGGAGTAATTTTGTACACTTTGGTTCTGCCGAAGAAAGAGTTAATAACTTTTATTATAAGATAAAAATATTAGAAGATTTAAGATTTAAATATCAAGCTTTATTAGCTACAACATTTACACCACCATACCAAGTTATAGACGCTGCTATATTAACCGAAGGTGGTGATGATATAGTTACTGAAGATTCTTTATATACACTAAATTGGGAGGTTTATTCTGGTGACAAAGGATTTTCTCAATTAGGTGAAATTGAAAGATTAGCAACTAAAATAAATAATTTATTAAAAGGATTTGATGGATTTGAAAAATGGTTATATAAAACTGAAGATTTATTGGCATTCCCAAAACAAAATTATTTAGCACCTAATGGATTAACATATAGAGTTTTAAAAACATGGAATGATAACGATTCGGTTAGTTGGTTTGAATATGCAACTAATAGTGGAGGAACTTATGATGCGGATAATATAAACTCTATGAAAAATAATATGCCTGAATATTTGATAGAAGACTATCAGAATTCAGATTTCTTATTATTTTTAGATATGATTGGTCAGCACTTTGATGTGTTGTGGTGTTATATAAATGCATTAAAAGCTAATAAAAATTTAGAACATAAACAAGATATTGGTATATCAAACGCTATGGTATATCAAATGTTAGATTCTATGGGCTGGAAAGGAAAGAGAGCATTTGATTCTCAATTCCTATGGGAGTATGCATTTGGTACTAACGAGGAAGGTGGCCAGAAATATGGAAGAAGTTTGGAAGATGCTAATAACGAAGTTTGGAGAAGAATCTTAAATAACTTACCATATCTATTAAAACATAAAGGAACTGGTAGAGCTATGAAAGCTGTAATGGCTTGTTATGGTGTACCTCAATCTATGTTGACAATAATGGAATTTGGTGGACCTCAAGACCCAACAAAGGGGGGAAGTACGCAATTTACATTCGATGATAGAACGGCAGCACTTTATTTAAAAGAAGACTCGAAGGTAAACATACCTTGGAAAGTAATATCTGGATTTGGTGATTATCCAAATGCAGTTGAGTTTAGAATAAAGCCAACAACAACACCAAACCCAATATATACATTGATATCGGGAAGTGAATGGAGTTTAGATTTGGTAAAAACAACGGGTTCATTTGCAAAATTAGAATTAAATTTTGGTGGTGACCAATCAACCAGTACTTATTTTTCTGAAAGTATATCAAATACTGCTGAATACTATATAGCATATATAGATGATGAACCATACGCTTATGGTCCTGATTTAAAAACAGGAAGTTTAGATTTTCCTATATCAACGGAAAACTATACAAACGTATTAATTAATAGACATAATAGTCCCGATTCATCTTCTTGGTTTGAAGTATGGTTAGCTACATCAAATGGAAGTAGAATAACTACATTTGTTAGTATGTCATTAGCAACGGATGATACTCAATGGGAAACTGGTTCTTATTTACAAATTGGTGGTAATGGCTTTGATGGTAATTTAGATGAATTCCGTTTATGGAAAACGCCATTGCAAAGAAGTAAGTTTGAAAATCACACACTATTTCCAGACGCAATTAATGGTAATTCATTTACAGCATCTACTGCAGATTTAGTATTCCGTTTGGATTTTGAATATCCAAAAGATAGAAATTTAGACGCTAATATTAAAAACGTAGCAATCAATGAGAGTTATGGTGAACAATTTGCATCAGCAAGTAATATGTGGTCTGCACCAATATACCCATATCAATACACTCCATACGATAGAACAGTAACAGCTAATGTACCATCATTGGGATTAACATATTCTAATAAAATAAGATTTGAATCAGCATCATTGGTTACTGATTTATCATACAAAACTAGAGCAACTAAAAAAGCATTTGACCAAGCACCAATAGATACAAATCGTTTAGGATTATTCTTTTCACCAACAAAAGAATTGAATATGGATATCTTAAAAGCATTTGGTGATTTTAATATTGATAACTATATTGGTGACCCATCGGATGAATATAAAGATTCATATAAAGAGTTGGAAAATTTGAGAGAATACTATTTTGAAAGACTCGCAAATAGAGATATCTATGAATATATTCGTTTAGTAAAATATATTGATAAATCTTTATTTGATGTTTTAGCAGATTTAGCACCAGCTAGAGCAAAAGTATCAAAAGGATTGTTAATTGAACCACACTATTTAGAAAGAAGTAAAACTAGTTGGAGAAAAGCAGAATCATTAAAAAATGATTATGATACAACTGTGGATACTAGAGATGATACTAAAATAGACTTAGAGTATTTGGTTAAAAATTCCGTTTTGGATTTAAAAGATTTAACTGAATTGAATGTAGATTTACCAAACTATGATACAATAGTTGAAGCAAACGATAATATACTATTGGAAGGTACAAATCCCTCATATCATAGTAGTATAGTATATAATTTAAGTGATAATCTAAATACGGAATTTCCTACATATCCAAATACGGGTTCTGCTAATATATTCTGTCCAACTGGAGAAACTTTACTTGGTAGTGTGGATGTATTTTCATCTACGCAAATCGGAATGGAAAGGGATTCATTGGCAAATGCGGGATTTGGATTATACGCTAAAAAGGGTAATGGTTTGGTTAGATATTGGGAAGGTGTATTCGGTAATTCGGAAACAACTGGAAGTAGAAAATCTATGTTCTTAGTTAAAGAGCAATATACCGAATTCGAACAAGTACAAATATCTGGATATCCTGTAGCTGGATATCAACCGGGTGACCAAGTTAGATATAGAAAACAACCTGTAATAAGAAATAAGTACAGAGTTTCGGTTTTACCTTTTAGTGGTAGTATTGAAATTGGAAATGATATTGTAGAGGTACAATCTATAAATGGATATCTACCAACACACTATCGTTTTAAGAATAATTTATCGGAAGGATTACAGCGTTCTTACTTCAAAGGTTCATATCAAACAACCGCAACTACACCGGATGGGTTATCTCCAGTGGAAACATTTACTACGAATCCTAACATCCTTAGAGTGGCTAAGACAGGTAGAGGTAGTGGTGAACCAATACTTGAAGTGGATTAAGAATGAAAATATTAATTGGTTATATTTATTTTAGATAATAAAGAATTAAAAAAACAATATCAAATGGCATATTTAGATAATACCGAAATTACAGTAGATGCAATTCTTACCAAAAAAGGAAGACAAAAATTGGCATCCGGTCAATCACTAAACATTTCAAAGTTTTCTTTGGGTGATGATGAGATTGATTATACGCTTTACGAACCAGCGCATCCAAAAGGTTCTGCTTATTATGATTCAGCAATTAGAGCTATTCCTATTACGGAAGCTAGTCCTGATGAAACTCAAGTATTAAGATATAAATTAGTTACCCTTCCAAAAGGAACAACTCAAATTCCTGTTGTTAGATTTGGTGTACCATCTATCGCAGTTAATCAAACTGAAGGTGGTGTAGGACTAACTCCAACAACATCTCCATCTGGAAATACAAACGCTGGATACACCGTAGTATTAACTGACCAAAGAGCTGGTACTATTACTGTGACTAGAGGGGCTACCAATGTTGGAAGTGTTCCTGTTTTCTTAGGAGAAGAAATTACAACAACTGCGCAAGTGGTAAGTGGTTTAGAATTTAGATTTACACCAAATCCAAACTTGACAATTGATATTTCAACAACAATAACAGTATACGGAAATGAAACAGGTGGTTCAGAAACAATTCCAGTGGCTGTAACTTATAAAGCATAAAAATAGATATATAAAATGGCACTAATTAATGACCCGAATATAACCGCCCAAATTAGAGATTTGGCAAATACAGGTACGATTGATTCAAATCAGTTAGTAACCTTGCTTAACTCTGTATTACCAGCGGGACAGCAAATTTCAACCGGAGCTGGAGTAGCTACTGGTATCTATAAGAGATTTGGTGATTTTGATAAAGTAAACGCTAAAATAGAAGTAGTAACAACCGGATTATGGTCTGGGGATTCTGGTTCTTTAGCACAATTCTTTACAGCATCTGCACAAACTACCGCAACAAGCGGATACTATTACGCTAATGTGTATGATTACAACCCAATAGCATTTTCCGATTCTGCAGAAGTTCAATTTGCAGTTGCATACGGACATGTGAATGGTAGTGGTTCTATGAATTTAGCAACTAACGATTCTGCACTACTTGCAACTAAAGCAACTTATGCACAATATCGTTCTATGTTATTAGACCCAACCGATAGTAAATTTTCATTTGAAAACGCATCTGGTATTGAAGTTGATGCAAATGCAATCTATGTTATAAATGTAGCTAGAAGCCGTTTTAGAGAAAAAATGGATGCTGGTAACTGGTCATTGAAATTAACAGGTGGAAATGGTACATTTACTTTTATCGATAATAGTGGTAAGAAGTTTGGAGATGATTTAGGATTGAGTGGTAGAGTATTCAAAGTAGTTTCTGGTTCATTAAACTTAGGAACTGAAAATGAAGCAACAATAAACACAACAACCGGTTCAAATGGACAAGGTTTGGGATTATTCTATCCTGATAGAGGTATTATCGTTCTTAACGCTGAAGCAATTGGTTCTACATTAGGTACTATTGCAAACCAAACAATTTACACAAAAGATGGTACATTTATACAAAGTGGTAGTGTATCACCTTCGCATTTACAAACATCAGAGCAATTCAATCAATATAGATTATTACAAGCAATCCAAAGAGGTGGTGATTTTGAAGCAAGACGAACTGAAAACATTTCTACACAACATTTCTTTGTAAGAGCAACTAATAGAGAATTTAATTATTCTAATAATCCTACATATATTGATGCGGATGGTTTCTTTGTAGAATCTACATTTGAAACCGACCCTCAAACATATATAACAACGATTGGACTATATAATGATTCAAATGAGTTGATAGCTGTTGCAAAAACATCACAACCGGTAGTTAAATCGTTTGATAAGGAAGTACTTATTAAAGTTAAATTATCATTCTAATTAAAAAATAAACACAATATAAGAACCCCCCGAAAGGGGGTTTTTAGTTTAAGAAATATTTATATAAAAAATAATAGATGATTAAAGAAATTCCTAAATCTGATATAATTACAAGACCAATCAAAGTTTATAAAGAATGGACTTTAGATGAGAACGATGTATATCCATTATTTGGAGAAACGCCGGATAATAACTTAATCGATGTAAATTCTGATGAAAAAACGCATGGGTTTGTCAAAAAAGTATTGTATGAATCGGTAAAATCTCAATTTTACAGAAACGCAGATACAGCATCAATAATAACCGAAGTTGGATTACGAAAATCATATACGTCTACCGATGAAAGAAATCTAAATAATGAATTAGCAGTAATATCCATCCCACAAATATATTATGGAGAGGGTGTTAAGATTGGTAGTGTAAGATTAGAAGATGAGCAAAGTGGTAAAATATACGAAGATGATGGATACTCAAATCTTATAGATTCTGGAAGTAATGTAGCTGGTAATATATTTTATGATAGAGGATTGGTTATACTGACAAGGGATATTGTTAGTGGTTCTGTATTATCTCAATATACATTAAACTTTCGTTCTACTAAAACAATTTATGAAAACGAAATACTTTTATCAGTATTGGAATCAGAATTTAATGTTTCACAAAACCCAACAGCCGTAGATTATGATACTGATGGTAAATTTGGTAAAATTAAATTACATTCAATACAGTCTAATGTAAATCCTAACGTATTTAGTGGCTTTGGTGAATATGATTATAGTAGTTCGTTGGATACTACTGGTTCATATTTAGCACCATACATTACAACAATTGGATTATATGATGATGACTTAAATATGGTAGCTGTTGCTAAATTACCACAACCAATAAAATCAATGCCGGATTATCCGTTGAACTTCATTGTTCGTTTTGATACATAAGGTTATATTTATATAGACAAACAAATACTAAAAAAATGGCAAGTATAATTGATATTTACAAAAACGGAGTACCAACAACAGGTAAAGCCGATTTAAAAGGTGGAGATAAAACCAAAATTGAAAAAGATGGTGGATTGGATTTATCAGCCGATGATAAAGCTTTAGCAAAAGCTAGAGGTGGTGCTTTGAATACAAAGAAATATTCTGATTCGATTAAAAGATAATCAATGTCTTGGAAATTTAATGGAAATATAGTTACGGAGGAAAACACACCGGAAGGTGCAGTTGGGTTTGTCTATAAAATGATACATATACCAACTGGTAGATTTTATATAGGGAAGAAATCCCTAAATCAGGTTCGAAGATTGAAGCCCCTTAAGGGCAAGACTAGAAAGAGAGTTGTTAGAAGTGCTTCCGATTGGGAGAAATACTATTCATCAAACGAATGGATTAAATCCGAAGTAAAAGAAGGTAGAGCTGGTGATTTTGAAAGAGAGATTATCCAGTTTTGCTTTTCCAAAAAATCTTTATCATATTACGAAATTAAATGGCAGTTTCATTACGATGTACTAGCCAACGAACAAGCAATAAACGAAAACCTTATGGGAAAATTCTTCCGTAGGGATATTATAAACCCATAGTTATGACAATACCTCAAATCGCACATAAGTTCGGAATTTCCGAAGCTTATTTAAACGCAAAAGATGACGCACTTCAAATTGCAGCTGCATCGTTAGTAGACCTTAAAGCAATGGTGGCAAACAATATGCCAAGAGAACAAATCGCTAACAAATTACAATTTTTAGCAGATTTTCTTTATGAGGTAAAGAATTCCAACCATTAATTAGGTTATATCAGATAATTTTCGTATATTTGTGATAATAATATCCAAACTATGCTATCTGGTAGGAATAAATTACAAATAATCACAATATTAGATTCTACACTTGGTGTGGGTTCAT